TGATTCATTTCTCCTGGTTTAAGAAATCCTTTTATTGAATCAACTACAGTATCTGTAATTGGTAAAATTCCAAATTGATCAGCTAAAATTGCTCCCACTCTTATATACGGAGGTAAGAATCTCATATTTGATATTACACCAGCTGTACCAGTTCCACCAAGAAAACCTGCAGTAATATCCCTCGCATCACCACCTGACTCAAATTCTTCATATCCCCTTATAGCTCCTAAAAATGAGCTTGAAAGAATTGAATTTGGTATACCAGATCCTATACTTCTTCCAGTATATCTTTTAGATTTTACTTTACCCTTAGATTTGCCTGGACCACCTGGTGGTATAATTCCTGGTCCACCTCCTGGTCCTGCTCCTCTTAAGAATGAACCTTGTGCTGCTAATTCAAATATTCTTCTAAGTGGTCTAGCAAGTAAATTAGTAAAAGCGATTCTTCCAATAAATCCAGTCAACCTAATTACAGATCTCAATGCGATAGCAAGTCCACCATTTATAGCTAAAAATATACCCGTTGCTACTCCCAGTTCCTTTACAATTTTACTCTTTATCATCTCCATCATATCTTTATTACCTTTTATCAATTCACCTATGACCTGTATACCTCTTGTACCTATGATACCAAGTAGTATAGTATTGAAAAACTTCAATAAACCACCCAACACTGATTGTGCTTTCGCACCTATTTTTTGTAGAGGAGCAGCTAGCGTAGCCTGCATTTTTTTCTCTACTAAACTTTCTTTTCCTTCTCTTAATTGCTGTTCAGCCAGTTGCTGTTCTCTTTTTAAATCATTTGCATCTCTAATCTTTCTAAGAGAATCTGATAGTTCTAACTTATCTGACACTACTTTCAATCCTTGTTGAAGCGTAAGGAGTGAAGTGTTTATGGAGATTATATTTTTTTCAAAGTTCGTTCTCTGTTGTGTATTATTATTATTTAAAGTAACTATCTGAGATTCTAATCCAGTTATTCTTTCGTTTACATCATCATTCTGTTTTCCTAAGAATGAATAAAGATTTACAGGGTCTGCTTTACGAACAGCAGAAAACATACCTCTACTGGGAGTTTCATCTTGTTCTGCTTGTTTAAAAGTAACTTCTTGACGTTCAGGATTGTTAGTATCCTGTTGTTCATTTACTTGATCTTCATCCATTTAGACCTTGTTCCTGTTGTGCTTTCAGATTTTCTTCCTCAATGTACTGTTGAAGTAGAGTAAGATAAACTTCTCTCTCCCAAGGAATCATATTTTCAAGCTCTGTCAAACTATATTTATGGTGTTGCATCAAGGCAAAATTCGTTTTAAAGTATGACTCAAGATCTTCATGAGCCATACTTATGCGAAAAAAGCGGAGAGTCCCTCCAATTTTATAGAATTCTCAACATTTGTCTTTGGATTTTTGACTTTTAATGTGTGAGATAACTTAGGCATTGTTTCAAAGAATTTTTCAATCTCTTTAAATTGATTAGAATTAAGTTGATCTAAAAAGTCATTCATTTCCTCCTTGGTACAATCAGAGGTAGACCAAGACTCTTCTTCATTGTAAACTTGTTCAATACAGGATATGATTAAATCAAAAGTATCTTCGGGTTTTATATCACTTGTTGTAAAATTAGATTTAATAAATTGATTAATTGAAGGATACTTCATCCTCATCATAATTTGATCATCTAACTTTATATCTTTTTTATGATCATCAGATGTGATAATTTTTATATCATCAAGATTTACACGAATAGGCACTTTAGTTTTATTATCATCAGGGCAAGTGACCATGACTTCTACATCTTCACCAACTGATTTACCTCTGATGTTTAAAAAGAGGTATTCAATATCAAATGTAGATAGGGTATCAACTTTTACACCTCTTGTTAGTATGCAGGTGGATAATACATCTTTTACTGCATTTGCAATCTCAGTGTCAGATTGACTCTCCATAGCAATAATAAGTATCTTTTCTTCTTTAACTAAAAAAGGTCTATATCTTATCTTTTTCTTGGTTGACGGAATTTCCAACTCATATGTCGGGGTACTAATCTTTGGTAAAGGCATGATATATTACAAATTTGTATATTATATAGTCGGTAAAAGTAGAACTAGTTCACAGAAAAGTATCCACTATCTGCTGATCCTGATCCTGATGAGTCTGGTGTAAATGATACATTTAAATCACTAGTATCAATAATCTCTGCACCAAAAAGACCAGTGTTATTTGGTTCTGATTTTGGTTCATTTTCTTTTCTATTGTTATAGGATCCTCTATACCTATCATAACTGGAAAACTTACCAGCAGAGTACCTATCAAAAGTAAAGATTGCAGATGCTTTCAATACTTCAGATCCTTCATATTTAACAGGAGTAGAATTTATTGCCTGTGGGAACATACCATAAAAATTATACTGCATCTCCTCATTATAATCCCTATCAAACTTAATTATCTTAGTTTCATAAGTTTTGTAATCATCAGGATATTCCATTCTAAAATAATAATCTTTTCTAGATTGATCCTCACCTGATCCATTTGCAATAAACTCTATCCAATGTTCTAAAAATTTAAGACTCTTATATTCATTATCAACATAAAATTCTAAATTAATTTTATTAAATATCTTAGTATGAGCCATCTTCTCTGCTACACCAGTATAATTACCAATCACATCAGCAGTTGCCAATGATGCACCTGGTAATGAAGCATTACTACATAGCAATCCTGATGTCTCTGTTATAAATCTATAATCCAAACCTCTTACATTCAAATGCTGCCTCAATCCAAGTGGAAGTCCTCCAAATATCAACTGATAGTGTGATGTTTGTGCTAAATTTGTAAATGTAGGTTTAAAATCTGATATTCTACGGGGTTTTACCACTCTAAATACCTAAAACTTGTCTTATTATTATTTAGATGTCTTACAAGGGTAAATATCAACCATCTTATCCTCGCAAGTATAAAGGGAATCCTACAAACATAGTTTATAGATCACTTTGGGAAAGAAAATTCATGGTTTACTGTGATAATAATGAAAGAATACTTGAATGGGGTAGTGAAGAGATGTATGTTTGGTACCGTTCTCCAATCGACAATAGACCACATAGATACTTTCCAGACTTCTATATCAAAGTTCAAGAAAGAACAGGAGTGATTAAAAAATATATTATAGAAATCAAACCTGCTAAACAAACAAAACCACCAGCAAAACCAAAAAGACAAACAAAGGGATATCTACGTGAAGCATATGAATATGCAAAGAATCAGGCAAAATGGGAAGCAGCAGATGACTGGTGTAAAGATCGTGGATATGAATTCAAAGTATTTACTGAGAAAGAATTAGGAATTAAATATGGCACGTAGAGCAACACGATTATCTCCTAAAGCATTACTAAGACTTAGACAAAAACTAGTAGATGAAGGTTTATATGAAGATGATAGACCTGAAGATACACTTGGAAATCGTATTCGTCCAATCTCAGATAGTCTAGTTAGTATAAAAAATCCAGATGAACTTGCAACACGGGTTAAGACTGTTTTAACTGAAGGTCCTGTTGTGCCGATACCAGGTTCATATTATATCTTTAGATACATGGCGAAGACACCAGAAATTAAATTTGATTTGAATCCACTGGTTCAAGTCACTGAAGTATTCTCATGGGGATTCATAGGATATAATTTTCACTGGGGTAGAAATAGAAAATACACCTATCCAGAAGTGCAAGGTGGACTATATGAGGTGACTGCAGATGAGTTAAAAGACCTCGAATTAATACCATTACAGAATTTCCAAATGAAACCTCCTAAATAGTAAAAAAAGTAGGTCGATAAATGGCGGGAAACTTAGGTAATACAGATACAGCAACATGGAGTCCCAGTCAGATAGCTGGTATGAAGGGACAGACTCTCGGTGAATATCAAGATGAACAATCTGCAAAGAAAAGAGAAGAATATATAAATTCAATAGACTATAATGATACAGGCGGTTTACCTGCTAATTTAAGATATCCATACGCTATGATAGACAGTGGTATGGATTTTTTAAAAATTCAAATTGCTACTTATACTGCACCAGATTTAAATTTATCAGGACTTTTAGATGTAAATAATGAAGATAAGAGTGATGCATCTGGTAATAGTGCAACTATAAAATTGGGTAGAGGTGCTAGTCAACCAGGAGCCTTTGCACTTCAAAATGCAACTTCTGCTAATAGTAACAATACTGGTTCTGGTAGAGCGTTAAAAAAACCAAAACATACATTATATCTTCCAATACCTAGACAAATTCAAGATGCAAACTCAGTTCAATATGATAGTGGAAGAATAGATCCACTAGAAGCAGTGGGTGCAGCACTCATCAAGCAAGGTATTGAGAATCCTTCTTTTGAAACTGTTAGCAGAACATTCGATTTACTAGTCAATGATGGAGTAGATCTTATCGGAATGAATACTGATGCTATCGCATCTGCAATTGCAGGTCGTGCAATTGGTGCCTTGGGTGGTAACGTCACTGCAAACGCACTTATTGCAAGAGGAAGTGGAGCAATACTTAACCCTAACTTAGAATCTCTATTTCAAGGTGTGAAGTTAAGACAGTTCCCATTTTCATTTGAGTTCTTCCCACGTAATGGT